GTTCGTGAGAAGGCAGTTCAGATTGCCGAATCACTCAACGAAGCCTTTGAAACAAAGACCGCAGAGTTTGTTGCTGGGAAGAAGGAAGAGATGACCGAGCAGGTCGATTCATACCTTGACTACATCGTCGAGGAGTGGGTCAAGGAAAACCAACTCGCTGTTGAATCTGGTGTCCGTGGTGACATCGCAGAGAGTTTCATCGGTGGACTCAAGCAACTCTTTGAGGATCACTTCATCTCTGTCCCAGAAGGCAAGTATGATATGCTCGAAGGTCTGCAAGACAAGAACTCAGACCTAACTGAGTCAGTCAATGAGCAAATCGAGAAGAATATGGAACTCCACAAGGAACTCAACGCATTCAAGTGCCGTGAGTATTTCCTTGAGAGTACCCGCGATCTTGCCGACACGGAGATTGAGAAACTTACTGGTCTTTCAGAGAGTCTCGAAACCGAGAACTTCAATGACTACCAGAGCAAACTCGATACCCTCAAGGAAGCATACTTCAATACTCCAAAGGCAGAAGCAGACGACGCTGAGTGGGCTGCAATTGCCGAAGAGGACGAAGACAGCAACACACAAACAAACACCTACGTCGATCCAGTCGTTGGATCGTTCGCTAGTTACATTTCAAGACAACAGAAGTCGAACAGTTAGTTCGATTCCAAAATTCCAAATAGGAAGGAAACACAGTAATGCAAGATAACACACAATTGCTAGCCGAGCAGTTGAAGGGCAAGTGGGCGCCAGTTATTGAACACCCAGAACTCCCAGCAATCGGTGACGCATATAAGCGTAACGTAACAGCAGTTCTTCTTGAGAACCAAGAGATTGCTATGCGTGAACAAGCAGGTCACGAATGGGGCGGACTGAACGAAACCGCTCCAGCCAATATGATTGGTGCCGGTTCTGGTGCTGATCAGGCAGACGCTCAGGGTGGAATGAAAACATTCAACCCCGTTCTGATTTCGCTCGTCCGTCGAGCAATGCCAAACCTTATGGCATTCGACATCATGGGTGTTCAGCCAATGACTGGTCCTACCGGACTCATCTTTGCTCTCCGAGCCAAGTACCAAAGTCAAGCCAACACAGCAACCGAAGCACTCAAGGACGAAGCACTCACTCGCTTCTCCGGTTCGACCGGTAATGATGTGGCCGCACAGGCTACTGATCCGTTTGCCAATACAGAAGCAAGTGGTCAAACCTATGGTGCAACCCTCGATGGATATCCAAATGATGGTGGTATGTCCACTTCGCTTGCCGAAGCACTCGGTGATTCGTCTGGCAACCCGTTCGCCCAGATGGCATTCAGCATCGACCGTACATCGGTAGTTGCAAAGACTCGCGCCCTCAAGGCAGAGTACACCACAGAACTCGCTCAGGATCTCAAGGCTGTTCACGGTCTGGATGCAGAGACTGAACTCGCAAACATTCTCTCCAACGAGATTCTCGCCGAGATCAACCGAGAAGTCATTCGTACCATAAACAAGGGTGCCAAGTTGGGTTGCCAACAGAGCGACCTGTACTACAACTCCAGTACTGGTACTTCGTTCGGTTCGCTGGGTATCGGCGGCATCTACGACTGCGTGAAAGACTCAGATGGTCGTTGGTCCGCAGAACGATTCCGTGGTTTGCTCTATCAACTAGAGCGTGAAGCCAACGAACTCGCCAAGCAAACTCGTCGAGGCAAGGGTAACATCCTAGTATGCTCCTCAGACGTTGCTTCAGCACTCGCAATGAGTGGTTGGTTGCAACTCTCGGGTGGCGATGCGGGTAACCTCACCGTCGATGACACTGGCAACACCTTTGCTGGTACGCTGATGGGTGGCAAGATGAAGGTCTACATTGACCCATACGCGACCGTCAACTACTGCACAGTCGGTTATCGTGGTGCATCTGCCTACGATGCTGGTATGTTCTACTGCCCATACGTTCCATTGCAGATGGTGCGTGCGGTTGGTGAGAACTCCTTCCAGCCCAAGATCGGTTTCAAGACTCGATATGGTTTGGTAAACAACCCATTCGTTTCGAGTGGTGCTAACGACTACAGCGATCCTACAGCGCAGACGGCACATCGTCGCAACCAGTTCTATCGAATCTTCCGCATTGATAACCTCCACGGTATCAACGCTGGTGGGACTGCCTGATAGCAGTCATCGTTAGAAACAACTAAATACAGTTGACAAGGGGGGATGGTGAAAACCATCCCCCTTTGCTTTTGGAGGAGTACATATGTCCACAGAAATTGACCCCAAAGACCTCTTCACAGCACCAGAAACAATCACCACTCCCGGTGCAGTCAACACACAGGCTGAGAACGTCAACTATCTGTACCCGACCAACTACAGATTCCTGCTCACGCGCACGCCTGCGGTGACATACAACTGCACGAAGGCTTCTCTTCCGTCACTAGAACTCCCTGCTGTCATTCAGGGGACCACCCTAGTCAACGAAGGTAAGGTGTCTGGTGGGAAAATAACCTACGGAGATCTGACAGTATCGTTCCTCGTTGACGAGAATCTAGAGAACTGGCGAGAAATCTATGACTGGATGCTCTCTCTGGGTACGTCCTACGATCCCCGTTTTCCCGAAGCAGACGAGAAGAAGAAGTACTCCAACGCCACATTGACTGTACTGAACAGTGCAATGAATCCTAAGTTCGAGGTACAATTCAACAACATCTTCCCTGTCAGCCTTGGTGGAATCGACTTCGACTCCAGTGTATCAGGAATGGATGCCTTCGCCGTTGACGTATCATTCGCCTATGACTACTATGACATTCGATCAATTGGGTAGTTGACAACGCCCAATATTGGTGTATACTACAGACTATGAATATGGACGAACTCAAAGCAATGATGGCTGCTGACTCGAAGGTGGACGACACCGTTCTCGATCAGGAATCAACCAAAATCCCCCAACTCCACAACAAGTACCTGAACCTTCTGCACGAAGAACGTCTACGATACAAGAAGTTGGAAGCAGACCACAAGACCCTGTACCGCAGGAAGTGGGAGTACTACACCGGGAAACTGGACAAGGAAGAACTAGACGAACTAGGATGGGAACCATTCCAGAAGAAGATTCTTCGGGGTGATGTAAACATCTACCTAGACTCCGACTCGGAGATCACTATCTCTACTGCACGGATGTCATACTCTAGCACCAAGTTGCAACTGATCGAGGACTATATGAAGTCGATCAACAACCGCAACTGGAACATCCGCAATGCCATCGAATGGCGAAAGTTCCTTCACGGATCATAGTATGGTAGAGATCACCGAAAAGGATTCCGTCTATATCCACATAGACTGCGAACAGGACATCGGGAAGGAACTCACCGACTTCTTTACGTTCACAGTACCGGGTGCGGAGTACACACCTGCATTCAAGTATCGTAAGTGGGATGGGAAGATCCGTCTGTTCAATATGTTCAAGGGTGATCTCTATCGGGGTCTGCTGTCCTATGTCATCAAGTTCTGCGAGGATCGTAACTACAAGTGCCGGGTAGAGGAAAGCCTCCGTCCTACTGTCAATGACGTATCGTCAGACGAGGTGATGAAGTTTGCAACCGACTTCCTACGCACGCACGCGGGCGGGGACGCGATCACGCCGCACCCGCATCAGGTGGATGCGATCAGGCAATGTCTCAACAACCCACGCACCCTCCTCCTGTCCCCCACAGGCTCAGGGAAGTCTCTCATCATATATGCACTGATGCGATACTTCCAGAGTACAACAGACAAGAAGATTCTCATCCTAGTACCCACGACAAGTCTAGTAGAACAGATGTACAACGACTTTGCTGACTATGCATCCGCGATTGACTGGGATGTAGAGAAGAACTGCCACAAGATATACTCGGGGAAGGACAGAGAAGCACCCCAGCAAGTCACCATCTCAACGTGGCAAAGTTTGTATAAAATGCCGAAGAAGTACTTCGCTCAGTATGGTGTGGTGTTCGGGGACGAGTGTCATCTCTACAAAGCCAAATCGCTGATAGGGATTATGTCCAAACTAGACAACTGCCCCATACGAATCGGGTGTACAGGAACCCTCGATGGAACCAAGGCGCACCGTCTGGTAATTGAAGGACTGTTCGGTCCCGTGTACAAGGCTGCATCCACCAAGGATCTGATCGAGCAGGACATCCTCTCAGAATTCGAGATTGATTCTGTCGTCCTGAAGTATCCAAAAGAGGTGTGCAACTCATTCAATAGACTGACGTATCAGGAGGAAATTCACCAACTTGTTCAGTTGGACATACGAAACGAATTCATCGTCAGACTCGCTAGGAGCGTCTCTGGCAACACTTTAGTCCTGTTTCAGTACGTCAAGGACCACGGGATACCCCTGTACGAAAAACTGGTTTCTGAACACGACGGCAAGGTCTTCCTCGTCCACGGTGGGGTCAAGGCAGATGTCAGGGAAGAAATCCGGCGTATCACAGAGCAAGAGGACAACGCGATCATCGTTGCATCCTATGGTACGTTCTCGACTGGTGTATCCATCAAGAGACTTCATAATATCATCTTTGCATCCCCCTCCAAGAGTAGAGTGAGGGTGCTACAGAG